GTTTATGTACGTTTCTTTGGCTCCTTCTTTTTCGTTGATTTTTGTCGGCACTCCCATGTAATCCAGGACGCTTCCTTCTTTTGGCCCTAGGAAGTGGTCGTCTTCGTTTGCTTTTGCGTTTGATGCGATTTTGATTTTTGGCACCTGATAAGTTCTTTTCGGCATCCACGGTGCATCGTCTGCTTCACCCATGAAACGCTGGAAGTGGTCCCATAGGATTCTGTTAGGACAGAAGAAATAGTAGAAATCGATGAAAGAATCGTCAAAAACGGGATATTTCGGCGTTGTCATTCGGATGATTGCCGCCGTACTCACGTTGAATGTATCGCCCGGAAGAACTTCATCTACGTAAAACGGAATGAGTTTTCCCGCGTCAAAGGTTGTGAGAATGTTCTGGTCTCGTTTGAAACGTGTTCGGCTCACATGTGTTTGTGGTACATTGTTAAAGTGCCGTTCGTTATTCCGGTTCATTGTTCTTCTCCTTTTCTACAGGTACTTCCGCAACTTTTTTCTGATTTCGTTGGATTTCCATTGCCGTGGCTTGCGCCGTTGCCATCATGGCGTGGTACTCGTGAATGTTGGTTGGCCATTCCGTGATATCGACGACTTCGTCCGTTTTTGCGCTGTCTACTAGACTTTTTGCAAATTCAGGGTCAAAACTTGCTTTACGGACGATGTTTTTAATGTCGCATTCGTCTGCATAGCTTTCGATTTCGGCCTGAATGTCGATTGGCTCCGTTTCAATCAGTTTTTTTTCGCCTTTTTCGTCTTTGCCCCAGACGTACTGCTTGCGTAGTTTTTCGCCCGGATTCGAAAAGAAGGGCTTTCGCCCTTCCTCGTATCGTTTATTCATGCGGCTTGCCCTCCCAGACCTTGTCCGGCTCAATGCTCTCGAACTGGCCGTTTTCATCGTTGAAGTTTGCGATATGGTAGCCCTTGTAGTCTTCAGGCGACTGGCCGAGGAAGGTTTTCTCGTCCTTTGCCATGATGTTGCACATTCGTGCAAACGTTTCGTTGCTCTTGTTTTCGCCAATGTAGCAGTAACTCTTTGCTACGCTGTCGTAGATGCCATAGTACTTATGAATCATGTTTTTTTTCTCCTTTACAGTCTGATGCCGCCCCGCATGGGTTTCTGGCTGAGGTTGATACTCTTTGTCTTGCGTGCCGTTACGTTGAACATGCGCTTGTCGGTTTTCGCTGGCATTCTCTGTCTATGCTTCATTGTTGTACTCCCTTCTGAGTAGCTCTAGCTCGATGTCGTTGGCCCATTTCTTCATAACCCAGATTTGATCAATGATCTTTTCGGCGTCTTCTAGCTTGGATACTTTTTTTATCATCTTGTATCCGGCTTCTATCTGTTTGTATAGCCTTTCGGCCTCTAGCCTGAGTGTTTCTTCGGTCTGGTCTCTGACGTTCCATGTTTTGTGCATCATCATCTTTACTCTTTTTCTTTCAGGATGTGGTAAATCTCGTCCAGCTTTTCGAGGACGTTCTTAATCAGCTGGATTGCTTCCCTCAGGTCTTTGATCTTAATTAATGCCATTGGCTACACCCCCTTTCTGTATCGCTCTTCGCGCACGTCAACGTGTACAAAGTTTGTGTATCTGATTACGCCGCCCTGTTCCATGATACTATCCGCGTACTTTGCGACTTCTCTACTGCTGTGTCCTTTTACTACGATATCTGCCGCCATCCCTTTGCAGTGGTAGCTGTTTGATGTTCCGTTTACTTTTGCATTCCAGCTTGGCGTACGGTATCCGCTGTTGATGATGACCGGTGCGTTGAAGTGACTTCTAATATTTTCCAGTGTTTCAATTAGTTCTGTTGCGACTAGCAGTCCTTCTGTTTTGTCTTTGCACTGAAATTCTCTCGCTTTGAAGTGCTCGCTTACTTTTCCGAAGTCTGCTTTTATGTAGTTTACGTGTTTCATGCTGTCTCCTTTCATCACATCCACATTATTTTGTTTTCTTTTTCTAGCTGGTGGATCCTTTGTCTTGACAGCTGGCAGGTTCTGTTGTCCCAGCACTTCATCTTCTTGTTGTAAGTATAAGGGAACCTAATGCTGTTGTCAATGGGTGAAATGTACCATTTTACCTTTTTGTTTTCAGTGTATTCGTACATCATATTGCTTACCTCTCTTTCTGACTCTATTATAGCACATCTCTTTACAATTGTCAAGTCTTTTGCAGAACTTTTCATTAGATGGCCGCTGTTGCGCGCTACGCGGCGCAACTTCCAGCGAAGCGCGGCCGTGACTTTCCCGCTCGATTCCGGATTGCTTCTATTGGCTTTTTCAGCATAGTTTTCAACATTTTCCACATAGTTTTCAACATTTCAACATTGTTAAACTTTAGCACAACAGAGTGTTTCAACAATTCAACAAGTTTTCAACAAAGTTTTCAACAACGTTTTTCAGTTGTTTTTTACGCTCTATCGTTATAAAATAGTAGTTTTCAACTTTTCCACATACTCTACTACTACGACTACAACAAGTTATATTATAATACGTGCGCACGCGTGCGCGTGTAGTTTTCGCGCGTACGTGTGTGCGCGATTAGAATAATAAAGCCCAGTACTTACTTGATAGGTACTGGGCTAGGTGACACCAATTACATACTAATTACAAAATACCACGTTTTTTCGTTTGTTTTTTGGTGACACGTTCTTTTGTCTTTAGGACTGTCTCATAGTCCTGTTCTTCTAGTTGTAGACGTTTCTGCTCCATGGCGTTTTTCTGTCGGTTCTGTTTAATTTTCCACAATCTTTGTGGGTTTTCTGCTTCCATCTGCTTTTCATAGTATCTTGGAATCTGTGCCCGTTTTCCGTTGGTGCATTGAATGTACCCCTGTCGCCAGATTTCTGCTTTGTGTTCTTGATAGTAGTGGTCTCCAAGTCCCGGTTTTAGGCTCATGCATGCAAACGGCTTCGTTTGTCCCAATTCGTAGTACGCATTGGCTTTCTTTCCGTCTATCTCGTACATTTTTTTTGTTACATATCCTGCAACATATCTATAGGTTTCTGGAACTGCTTGCGCGATCTGGATCTGACCCATGCCCCATAGGTCTTCTAAACATTTACTGGTATAGTATCCGTTGTGATGGATTTTGTACAGATTTTCTAGGTCTTTTGGTTTCCAGCCGTATAGAATCATGTGATAATGTGGTCTCGCTGTCTTCTCTCCGTATTCACCGGCCACAAAGTAGCGTAATTTGCCCCTGTAAGCCTTTCTGAGGCGTTTTAAGAACTTTTGAATATCTTCATATAGCAGAATTTGTACGCTGTCTGGGAGCTTCTCTCCCGGCTTCCACGTGTATTGCACTTTTCGCATGATTTCCCCTGTTTTTACTATCATGCCCGGCACATGTTCATCGTCATATGTCAGTGTTATAAACCAAACTTCTTCCTTCGGATAGTCTCGCGCTTCTAATTCTATTCTTGTCGTCCAATCTTCTCGCTGTCGGATTCTGCATCCGATACACTGCCCGCATGGAATTAACATGATTTTTGGATTGTACATCAAATCTTCATATTTTAGCTGTTTCCCGCTTAGCTGAGAAAAGCGGGCGAGTGAATATACCCGCCCGCTCTGTTCTCTATCGTCCGGGTTGTACAGCCTTATTAATGGCTTGTAACAACTCATTTCTTTCTTCCTCCTCCTTTTCCTGTGTTGAATTTTCCACCGCCTGCTGTAAACGGCACTGTTTTATCTGTTTTCTCTAATTGTTTGTATGTGTCTAGCAGGTCCTTCGTTAGCTCGTATGGACTTGTATAGCCCTTTGATAGTTGGCTTCCTACGGCTTCTGAGAGCTGGTACCATGTTGATTTTGCTATGCTTTTGCTGTAATAGCTGTTTGGTACTGTGCCGCTTAGTGCTGATACTCCCAATGCGCTTGAGGCTGGCATTCCCATACTTGCGCCAGTGATGGTTGCACCTGAGCCACCCGGCGTGCTTGCTCCGCCCTGTGCGTATGCTAAAATGGGATTTAATCCTGCTTTTCGCATATCTTCAACGGCTCTTTGGTATGCTGTACTGCTCATACGCTCTTGAAACTTTCTGTTTGCCAGTGCTTCGGCGCTGTTGTACTGCATTGCAGCGTTTTGCTCGATATGGTTATAAATTCCCTGTTGGATCGCTCCCAGTGTGTTATAGCCCATCTGCATTAGCATGTTTTGGCGGTTCGTTTTGCTTTGGAAAGCGTTTTGTCCTCCTTGCCAGTTATAGTATTGGTCGAGGTATTTCATTATTTGTTCGTCATTCGTTCCTCCTTCTGAAACGCTTAGTGAACTTCCCCCGCCTTTTCCTGTGCTTACGTTGCTGCTTTGGCTAAAGTTCTCGCTTTTTTGACCGTACATTGATGACAGTCCGCCGCCTAGTAATTGCATCGCTCCGGTTACAACTGCCGGATTATTTGCTAGCCATGTTCCAACTTTGGCCGCTCCGCTTGCTAACATTGCTCCTAATCCTGCCATTATAAAATTAGCCCGGTTTCCCGGGCTTTCCTCCTTTCTTTACAGTTTTTCCAGTCCCGGCACGCTATACAGCGGCATACAGCGTGTTGTATTGTTCATTACTCGGATTGCTCCAAAAAATTGCGGTTCGTCCTGAACGATCAGTGTTCTTGCAATTTCTGATTTGCCTTCGTTCATCCACTCTTGACTGAGTGTCGGCACCGTTTCGTAGTTGTCTGCATAGTGCCAGAAATCCAGCGTTCCCTGTGCGTTACTCCGCATTTTGCCGCTCACGCGGTTCGGCTTCATGCGATAGTCTGCCCAGGCTTCCTGATATCCGAAAGTTTCATCGTCTGTGTCTGTGCCAGTCAACATGATTTCTTTTTTCTTGACAGGCTGTTCCCCCAAATTTGCAAACTGCGGGAAGTAGTAGTCCAGTCTGTCTGAACGGCTCCAGAAGCGTTCCAAACCCTGCTGATAGGAGTGATTGTGACGTACACACATGACACCGATAACAAAGCCATGCTCTTCAAAGCTCTTTGTAAAGGAACTTTCGTTGATAGGAGTTACCGACATTGCACCCGTTTCGCCTATAGGCGTGTCGTTTTCGGTCTGCTGTCCGCTGGTCTGCACGATCTGATTAATATTCACGTGATAGCGTCCGCCACCTAGATACTCAGGCACCTGAACTGTTTTATCGCTGATCGTTACTCCAAAAAGCGCTCTTACCTGTTCGCGGTAGCGACTGCCGCCACGTGCCAGCGCTTCGTAATAGTGCTGTACTGCAAAAGCCTGTCGGAGCTGGTTGATGGTTGTGGCTTCGATGTTGCTCAGGTCCGTTGCAATGAGTCTTGAAACGGATGTTCCGTCTGTCTGCCCTGTTGCGCCGAGCGCAAGGATCGATTCATCTTCACTGTTCTGTGTTAGAAATGATGCGGTTGCACTCATCCAGATTGTCGTCGGTTCTGTCTGCCCGTTGATTCCGTCGTTACCGTACATTTTAATAGGTGCATTTCCTGTCAGTGCGATGGTTACTTCCGGCCCTCGCTGAGGATACGGCAGACAGGAGCTGAAATAGTCGTGGTAGCGACTTACCGGAAGACAACGCCCGCCTAGGTTTGCCTTGCGTAGAATTTCGTTTGTGCATTCGTCTTCTTTATCGTTATAATCTCTGTCTTCATCGTCTGTACATACCGTTGCCGGATTTCCTACGTTTTGGTCTCTGAAGAACTCGTTCCAGATTTTCACGTAAGCTCTGACTGGCAGTGCGTTTA